ACGGCAATGAACAATGTTCCAAATGTAGCCAATCTCGAAATTCTTGGCGTCATTGGTAATGGTAATAAGCCAGAAGAAAAGTCTGATGCCGAAAAGCGTGCTGCCGAAGTTGTTGCAGCGAATCAGCAACAGATGGAAGAAATCAACAAGAACTATATGGAAGCAGATCAGTCTGGAATCGTCGCCGCAATGGGTGCCGACACTGATGTGAATTCATATCGTACCACAATGATCTCAGATGCTGCACAGTGGTATCGAGACAAGGATATATACAAAGGCGTGATCATCAAGGATAATGTTCGCGGTTCGTATTTCCTAGAGAAAGGCAACACGGATTTATATAAGCAACTTATTGAACAGCAATACAAGTAATGTTAGCGGAATTGGCAGCAATCAATTCTGCATATGCCGTTATCAAAGAAGTAATAAGTAATGGCAGAGAATTGGGTGAGTGCGTTGGGCATTTGGGTCAATTCTTTGAAACGAAAAGTAAGTTAGAAAAGAAAGTTGTCGCCGCACCTGTAAATGAGCGAAGTAAACTTGAAGAGTTTTTTGCGTTAGAAGAAGTTCGACGAAAAGAAAAAGAACTCAAAGATTATATGCTAATTGCAGGGCGACCTGGATTATGGGATGATTGGGTAAAGTTTCAGAAGGTTCACAAAGAAAGAGAACTTGCGATTGCACGCGCTCAAAAACTTGCTGAACTTGAAGCAGAACGATTGCGCGAAGAAATGGTTCTTGCAAGTTGTGTCTTTATTTTATTTCTAATGTGCGTCATTGTTATATTTGGATTTGTTTATATCATAACACGATAAGTACAAAAACGAGGAACAGTACAGATGGGTAATTTAGACGAAAAGGTGGATAAACTGGAAGCAGCGGTTGATCCAAATGTTGTTATTAGCATTGGTGGATATAGTTTTACTCCAGCAAAACTAATGATCGCTGGCGGTATTGTTTCTTCAGTATTAGGTGGTCTTTATGGTGCGTTCACATTCTATAAAGATTACATGGACATGAAGCAACAGATCCAAGAATATGTTGCTCCAGATCTATCTGCAATCAACGAGCGTCTAACGAAACTCGACGAACAGATGGCATCTACCGAAAAGATCAACAATGATACGATGACCTATGTTCGTGACATTCGTAACGGTCTACAGGGCGATATCCGCGAACTTGCCAAGACAGTCGACGCCAATGAGCGTAGAAGCCGTGAACTAGACCGCGATGTCCGTGGGTTAGCAAACGGACTCGAACGAGATGTGAACACACGCCTAAGAAGCGTCGAAAAAGATAACGACAGCAATCTCAAGGCTCTTGAGAAGAAAGTCGACGAAAAGATCCAAAAAGCATGGGAAAACCCATTGGCTAAATAAAACATGGACATTTTAGGCAGTATTAAATCAATGTTGGCTGATAGTGTCGATGGCTCGGTTTCTTCGAAACGAGTCGTCACATTTCTTGCATTTCTTTTATGTTCTGTAGGATTTGTGGCGAATATGTTTTGGGGATTCAAGATTGATGAATTTATCTATAACTCAATGATGTACATTGTCGTTGGTGGTTTGGGATTCACTGGTCTTGAAAAATTTGCACCTAAGAAATAAAATGGGTGCACATTTCTTTTTTATGATTTATGCGATGGTCGGTGTTGCGTTTATTAATCGTTTGATAACTTATATTAAGAGGAAATGACAATGGGTACAGTAATTGTAGTTCTACTATTGGTTGCAGCAGTTGTTCTTGTTTGGAAAATGGTTCAAGCCCCAGACAAAAACGGCGATGGCAAAGTCGATGCTCAAGATGTTGTGATTGCTGCTAAAGAAGTCGCTGCTGATGTAAAGGCTGGCGGCGAAAAGGCAGTTGAAAAAGTGAAGAAGGCTCGTAAGAAGAAGGCAGAGTAATGTATATTTTTGCATCACTTGCAACTCCGTTTATCTATTTGTTAATGTGGATTGCGGAGTTCTTCTTATTCCTCTCTCGTATTTTTGGATCACTATACTCTGCCTTCATTGGCGCGAGTATTTGGCTCAATGATATTGTAGAAGCAGGAGTTTGGCCAAAGGAATAAATCATGCTTATACCATTACCATATAAAATCCTTGCAGTGGTTTTTGTAGTTGGCGGTGCTTTTGGTGCTGGCTATAAAAAAGGGACAGCGCAAGGTGAGGTCATGATTCAACAGGCTGCGAACGAAGCAGAGCAGTTGAAGATTGAACTCGAAAAGGAACAAAATAACATCAAAGAGAAAGTTGTAACTGAGTATGTTGACAAGATTAAAGTTGTCAAAGAAAAAGAAACAATTTATCGCGATGCTGCAGAAACCAAAGTGCAAGGCAAGTATAATCTAACCAACGGTTGGGTTTATTTGCACGATGCGAGCGTACAAGGTGAGCAACTTGATCCAGATAAAGTCGGTAATAGCGAAGATTCAATTGTTCGTGATAACCAGGCTCTCGGGACAGTTCTTTCAAACTATTCTGTATGTCTGCAAAATGCTCAACAGTTAGTCTCGTTGCAGTCTTGGATTATTGAAACGAAAGCATCTGTTGACAAGCAGAATGCTGATCGTGGATTAGATATTAAACTTCCTGCTATGCCGTGGAAAAAGAAGGAAGGTGGCTAATGAAATACTTAATCACTGTTTGTTTACTATTGCTTGCTGGATGCGCAAATCCGCTGACGAGATTGGTTCCTAAAATTGAGATGCCATCTCCACCACCTGATTTGATGCATGCACCAAAACCTTTAAAGACAATTGTTCCGCCAGCAAATCCTGCTGCGCCACCAAAGGCAGAGCAAAGTGTCCCACCTCAAGGATAATAATATTGGATATTTTCGCCATTTAATTCGCGCTTGGCGATGGGCTTTTATCTTGTTTGTGCATGGAATCTTTCCAAATATTTGGACGGATGTCGTGAGTGATGAAATAGTTCGCGATCGACACAAGAAATATTGGAAATTTGAAAGCACTACGATGGAACGATGATGGTTGACTTCGAAGATAAAATCAATAAACTAGAAACAGAAGTTGCTGCGATGAGGGAGAAAGTAAGTTTCTTCACCGTCATCTATGGCAAATTCGATTCCACACTGGATAAGATGGAAAAGCAGATCGAAGATCGTCGCCAAGATACAAATGAAGACTTGCGCGATGTCTACAAGAAAATAGAAGATGTTGAAAATTCTTTGATGCAAGAGATCAAAGCATTGCGCGAGGACATGCGCCGTCAACACGAAGTCGAAAACAAGAAGATCGACGAACTCAATCGCTGGCGTTGGATTGTAATGGGTGGTGCTGCGGTTGTGAGTTGGATGATCTCACGGATGTTCAAATAACTTTACTTTTTAGACATTTTGTTATAGAGTATGTGAATGATTGAACGATATGACAATATTCCCAGAGATCTTGTAGAAAGCATAGAAAAGATTGCATATTCCCAGTACATACGATGGGAGTACAAAGCAGGCACACATTCTCCTAGACAGCAAGAACTCATACGCAAAAAATATGCTTTTGGTGATGAAATTGATGGATTGAATATTTTTGATAAGTATTGGTATGCGACAAGTCTATTTCCATCTACTGAACAAATAAACCCTCAAATAATAAAACAATTTTTCTATCCGCTAAAAGATTTTGTTGTATCAAATTGTATAGGGAAACCTGTTGAATTAAAAAAGATGTTAATGAATATGTTTATTCATTCTAACACAGATAGTATTGCCTTTCCGCATAACGATACTGATGCACCAGCATATGTAAGTTTTTTATATTATGTAAATGATAGTTCTGGTGACACTTTCTTTTTTAATAAAAACAATAAACTAGTTGAAAAATGTTCCCCTAAAAAGGGAACTGGAGTTTTGTTTAATTCTGATATTCTACATGCTGGATCTTATCCTAAAATTGAAGACAAACCTAGAATTGTTATTAATATGATCTATAAATATGTATGAGTGTGTATATTGATCGCAAATTTTTGGGATTTGTTTCTAGCAAACTAGAACTCTTCAAGCAAAAGAACACCGATCTCTATAACTTCAGGTGCGTGTACTGTGGAGACTCTAAGAAAAACAAGATCAAGGCTCGCGGATACATCTACAGGAAGAGTAATGACTACTTCTATATCTGCCACAACTGCGGCAAATCAACAACCTTCGCAAGATTTCTACAGGATGTTGATGGAACAGTCTATCGACAGTACGCGCTTGAAAGATATGCAGGCGGCGAGACGGGAAACCATAACTACAAAAAACCCAAATTCGACGAACTTAAAGGAAACGCTTTTGCAAGATTCCAGTCTGCTGGTAACGACACCAGAGGAGATCAAGAGGAATCTGGACCAGTGGCGAAAAGATGGGACGCCTTTACACATTGTGGTATAGAACTTTTACCCGATGGGCACTACGCCAAAGACTATATAAAAAAGAGAGGTATCCCAGAAAAGTATTGGAATGAGATTCTATACATTCCGTACTTCAAGGATTTCCTCGACGCAGAATTCCCAGATCACGGTAAGGAAGATATTCCTAACGACGATCGTATTGTGCTTTTCTATACAAACGAGAAAGGTGAGATTACGAATGTCGCAGGAAGAGCATTGTCCGATACCAAGATACGATATGTTACGGTAAAGTTGTCAGATGAGAAGAAATTGTTCGGATTGCATCGCCTCGATAAACAAAAGACCGTCTATGTCCTTGAAGGACAGTTTGATTCTTATTTTGTCAAGAATAGCATTGCCAGTGGTGATAGCAATTTGGGCGGTGTGGCAGCAATTCTTCCAGACCTAGATGTTGTTCTGGTTTATGATAATGAGCCAAGAAACAAAGACATTGTAAAGCAGATTGAAAAGTCTATTGACAAGGGATACAAAGTTTGTCTCTTTCCCGAATCAGTGAAGGGGAAAGATGTGAATGAAATGATACAAAATGGTTTGACATCTGAAGAGATAAAGACTATTATAGATAACAATACCTTCAGTGGCTTAACTGCCAAGTTGAAGTTTACGCATTGGAAAAGGTGCTGATATGACTGACATCTCAGATCTTGGTTTGGAAGTAATCATCCATCCAATTAAAAAAGTAAGATTGCAATTTCACAACGGTCTTTGGTATGTTGAATATCAGAGACCTGCGCAATATTTCATTGATGGTTGGTGGTGGTTCGATGACAGCAAATACCCAGAGTACAATGATGCGTACAATCGCGCCATGGCACTTGCTGCGCAAAAGGGTACGAAAGAAGTTAGAAGAAAACAATTAATTCTTGATGTTGAAGTATAAAGGAGTATTATTATGTCGCATGAATTGGAAGGAAAGAAAGTCCCACAAAATGTAGTTTTCAAGACTCGTGTTCGTGATGAATCTGTCGGTGGTGATAATCCATATCGTTGGGAAGATGTAAAGAGCAAGGACTTGTTCAAGCGCAAGCGCGTTGTTCTTTTCTCATTGCCAGGTGCATTTACACCAACCTGTTCGACTTTTCAGTTGCCAGGTTACGAAAAGAATTTCGCAGAATTTCAAAAGTGCGGAATTAAAGAAATCTATTGCTTGTCTGTCAATGATTCATTTGTAATGAATGCATGGGCAAAGGCGCAGAATCTGCAAAATGTCAAAGTGATTCCTGACGGCAGTGGCTTGTTCACCAAGAAGATGAAGATGCTTGTCAAGAAAGATAATCTTGGCTTTGGTGTTCGCTCTTGGCGTTATGCTGCAGTTGTAAAGAATGGCGTCATCGAAAAGATGTTCGTTGAACCAGGATACGAAGACAACTGCGCAACTGATCCTTATGGTGAATCTTCGCCAGAAACGGTATTGGCTTGGCTTCAGCAAAATCCGTAATCAATGTCCAAACGAGTTCTCATTGTAGGTGGTGGTGCCGCAGGGTGGATGGCTGCTCTTTATTGCAAAAGAATAAATCCAAATTTAAGCGTGGAACTTATTGAAAGCGAGGAAATTGGAATTATTGGTGCTGGAGAATCAACAACCTCGACATTTTCAGAAATGTTAAATTTTATTAATATTGATGTACGAGAATTCATAAGAGAGACAGATGCAACAATTAAAACATCAATAAAATTTGATGACTGGGATTTTCCAAATAGTTCATATTTAAGCACCTTTACTCCTTGGCTTTGCAGTAGAGATACAAACAGGATTCCATGGGGTCGTAATTCTGAAATACTTTCTCGGGAAAATGTACCTGATTATCTTTTATATTGTTATGCTAATAACATTGATCCCAATAAAGTGGGAGTGCATAAATTTGCTCTAGAAAACAAAGTTCCAGTAATACAAATTGACGATGAGTTCAGTAGCACATTTATGCGAATCCAAGGATCAACCTACAATATTAATGCTAAATTAACAGCGAAATTTTTTCGAAAAAAGGCTGAGAATCGCGGTGTTATTCGACATGAAGGTAAGATCATAAAAATTAATGGTCATTATCCAATTGAAAGCGTTGAAGATGATAAAGGTAGAATCCATAAAGTGGATTTTGTTTTTGATTGTACAGGTTTTGCTAGATTAATTATTGGTAAACATTTAAACGCTAATTGGATAGACTATAGTAAGTATTTGACTGTTGATTCTGCAATTCCGTTTTTTTTACCAACAGATAAACAAATACCAACATATACTCAAGCAACTGCTATGAAATATGGTTGGATGTTCAAAGTTCCAACTCAAAAGCGATATGGATGTGGATATGTGTATGATAGTAATTATATCACCAAGGAACAGGCAATCCAAGAAGTTGAGGAAAAACTTGGACATAAAATTGAATTAGTTAATTTCTTTAGATTTAAAACTGGCTTTTTTGAAAATATATTTATCAGTAATTGTATTGCTCTTGGATTATCATCAAATTTTTTAGAGCCAATGGCTGCTACAAATTTAACTTTAGTTTCTACAACTATGCGGGATTTGAGCGAAGGCTTCGTTAAGGAAGCCTTTGACTTTAGTGGCTCTGCCTCAGAAGAATTTAAGAGCAGTGTTAATCATAAAAACAGAAAACGAATAGAAGGATCTTCTGTGTGTGAGATTTTTTCACATTATGTTAATAATAGAAATGATACTGAGTTTTGGAAATATTATAAGAATGTGGAAAATCGCCCACCTGTGTTTCGAGAAGCATATGAGGCTGGATTTGTACAAGAAGAGTTCAATTATAAAGCATTTTATAATATCTCGCAATTTGAAGAACCAGCCCTTGTTTCTAAAATTATTGGTAATAACTGGTTTAAAGATCGCGCTATAAAATATTGTCAGCAGAACAACCTCAATGAGAAATATGCTAAAGTTTATAATGATTTGAAGGAATATACAGATTTTATTGAACCATATGTTCTAGACCATAGAGATTATTTGGAGCGAGTATGCACATACGATTGATATCTTATTCGAAACCAGTTCTTGAGGGGTTGGACACACCAACGGACCTTGTTGCTTTTTGCGCAAGAGTGTCCAACCCTTCGAACCAAATGAATAATGAAACATCTGAGAAACTGATCAAGTATTTGATCAAGCATCAGCACTGGTCACCATTGGAAATGGCGTCAATGTGTCTTGAAATTGAAACAACAAGAGACATTGCTCGTCAGATTCTGAGGCACCGTTCGTTTAGTTTTCAAGAGTTTTCACAACGATATGCTGATCCAACTCAAGATCTAGCGTTTCAAACACGCCAGGCTCGTCTACAAGATGAAAAAAATAGACAAAATTCTATTCCAACAAACGATGTTATGTTGCAGTTTGAATGGGAAAATCGTCAGCGAGCACTCATCGAACAGGTCAAAAAAGACTACACTTGGGCGTTAAAAAACGGGATCGCGAAGGAACAAGCCAGAGCGATTTTGCCTGAAGGGTTGACGATGTCACGCATGTATATGAGTGGTACATTAAGATCATGGATTCACTATATACAACTCCGAAGCGGAAACGGCACTCAACTTGAGCATATGCAAATTGCTAAAGAGTGTGCTAAAGTTATCGCTGAGGTATTCCCCCTTTCTACACAATTCATCGCACAGGAGTAGTACATGAAAAAAGTTCTTAAATTTTCTGCATCTTGGTGCGGTCCATGTAAAATGATGTCAAAAATTCTTTCTACAATTGAAACTGATGTTGAAATTGAAGAGGTTGATGTTGACACCAATAGGGAACTTGCGATAGAATATAAAGTTCGTGGTGTGCCATTGATGGTGATGTTGGAAGATGGTGTCGAAATTCGTCGACTTCCAGGCGTTCCTGGAACACCAGGAAAAGATTCGAAAGAAATTGTAGAAAAGTTTTTAAACGGTTAATTAAAAGAATAAGGAGCAATTAGATGGCAACTCGACTTCCCACAATCTATCAAGATTTCATTCACATTTCCCGCTATGCCCGTTTCAGTGACGAACTAGGTCGTCGTGAAACTTGGGACGAAACAGTAGATCGTTATATCAGTTATTTTAAGAACAAGACAAATGACAATAAGCAAGTTCCGTGGGAAGAATTGCGCGCTGCCATTTTGAATCTTGAAGTTATGCCATCAATGCGTTGCTTGATGACTGCTGGTCCTGCTCTTGAAAAGGATCAAGTCGCTGGTTACAATTGCTCATATGTTGCCATTGATAATACAAAAGCATTCGACGAGATCATGTACATTCTCATGTGCGGCACTGGCGTTGGTTTTTCTGTTGAGTCGCGCTATACAAACAAACTCCCAGAAGTTCCAGAAGAATTGCATGAAACAGATACAACTGTTGTGATTGCCGACAGCAAGATTGGTTGGGCATCAGCATTTCGTGAAATCATTTCTCTTTTGTATTCTGGAAAGATTCCAAAGTGGGATGTGAGCAAAGTGCGCCCTGCTGGCGAAAGACTTAAAACCTTTGGTGGTCGTGCGAGTGGACCAGAGCCATTGGTTGATCTAATCAATTTCACTCTCAATATTTTCAAGAAGGCAAGAGGCAGGAAACTGTCTACCTTGGAGTGTCATGACATCGTATGTAAAATCGCGGATATTGTTGTTTGCGGTGGTGTTCGCCGTAGTGCTCTCATTTCTCTCACCGACCTCAACGACGACCAATTGCGTCATGCAAAGTCGGGCGATTGGTGGACACATAACGGTCAGAGAGCGTTGGCTAATATATCGGCAGTGTATGACAAACAAGTAGACATGGATACATTCATGAACGAATGGCATGCTCTATACATGTCAAAGTCTGGTGAAAGAGGAATCTTCTCGCGTGCTGCGTCACAAGCCGTTGCTGCCAAGTACGGTCGTCGCGATCCAAAGCATGAGTTCGGCACCAATCCTTGCTCTGAAATCATTTTGCGTCCATTTGAGTTCTGCAATCTTTCAGAAATCGTTGTTCGCGCAGAAGATGATGTTGACTCATTGAAGCGCAAGGCTCGTTTGGCTACAATCATTGGCACACTTCAGTCAACACTCACAGACTTCCGCTATATCAACAAGCGTTGGAAGAATAACTGTGATGAAGAGCGTTTGCTTGGCGTTTCGTTGACTGGCATTTGCGATAACAAATTGTTGAACAAGCCATCTGCCAAACTTGCTGACGCACTTGATGCCATTCGTGAAGAATGCGTTGCTGTGAACAAGGAATTCGCTGATGCACTTGGCATTCCTCAGTCTGCCTCAATCACTTGTGTGAAGCCATCAGGAACGGTCAGCCAGTTGGTTGATTCTGCTTCTGGTATTCATCCTCGTTATGCGCAATACTACATCCGTCGTGTTCGCGCTGACATGAAGGATCCACTTGCTCAGTTTATGATTGACAAGGGATACAAGGCTGAAGAAGATTTCTACAGCAAGAGCAACTGGGTGTTCTCATTCCCAATGAAAGCACCAAAGAACTCTGTGACTCGTCACGACATGACTGCGATTGAGCAGTTGGAATTGTGGCAGATCTATCAAGATCACTGGTGTGAACATAAACCATCGATCACTGTATATGTTGGTGACGATGAATGGATGGAAGTTGGTGCATGGGTTTATAAGAACATCGCATCGTTGTCTGGCGTTTCATTCTTGCCGCGCGACAATGGTTCTTATCGCCAAGCACCTTACGAAGAAATTGATGAAGCGAAGTATAAGGAACTACTTGGAACTCAGAATGTTGACATCAACTGGATTGATTTCCAAGAAGAAACTGATACGACCACTTCAACAAAGGATTTGGCATGCGTCGCTGGTGTTTGTGAGATCTAATGTCATTACTCCAACTCACAGAATTGATACCTGTAGAAACGCCGCTCGGCGATGGGTATGCAATTCTGATTGAGTCTGGGGGGCATGACATCTATTGGACAGTTGCCCTACATAATAAGGCTCTTGTAACCTTTACTCAAGATAGAATACGAATTTGTAGTTCGTACACTCATCGTCGAGGAATTGACGATGAGCGGATGAAGTTGATCGTAAATAACCAAGGAGAAAATATATGAAGAAGTCTATCGTTCTCGGTCTCGTTGCTCTTTCACTTGTTGCTTGTGGTACAAAAGAAGAAGTTGCTCCAGCCGCTCCTGCTGCTGAAGTTGCTGCTCCTGCTGAAGCACCTGCAGCACCAGCCGCTGACGCTGCTGCACCTGCTGCTGAAGCACCAGCTGCACAGTAATTGTTAGGCTACGACTGGGGGACTGAAAAGTCCCCCAGTTTTTTTGCATGTGTAGTATAAGAAAAAATGTCGCTCAATCGGACTCTTGGGAGTCTCAACAGTCTGTGGATCATCTTTCGATTCACATGGAAATACAAGGGCATTCGTCATGCTCTGTGGATGCTGCCACATCAAATAAAGCGACTATATAAAAAATAACTTTGGAGAAATTAAATGGCAACATCACCAACCGACGATTACGATTTTGGTTTTAGTTTTGCAGATAGCGATGTTCTACCGACATCCACTGCAGCAACACAACAAAATAGTGAAGAAATTGCAGCACTACAAGCAAAGATTGATTCATTGCTCGATGCTCAAGAAAAAACTCTTGAGACCGCATTAATCAAATCAATCGAAGAAAAATATAAAGCAAAACTCAAGGAAGTGGAAGGCATGATTCTACCACTCCTAATTAATCTAAAGAAAAATCCAGAAAAGGCTTACATTAATTGGCCAAATCGTGCGCCAGTAATTGATAAGCAAATTGAAAGAATTACAGCGATTACGAGGGGTTGAAATGCCAGATCTAAAACTAACATGTGATAACTGTGGATCAACATTTGCATTGTCATTCGAAGACGATGAAGTCAGTTACTCACCAAGTCATTGCCCATTTTGCGGTGATTTCTACGATAATGAAAACGAAGAACTAAACTTCAATGATGACGAAGAAGATTCGTTTCTCAATGAAGATGCCGATTTAGGCACTGACGACGATTACGAAGAATGATTTATGTTGGTATCGACTATTCGCTGACCTCTCCTTGTGTCTGCATATGTCGAGACAAAACATTCTCAAATTCATTCTTCTATTTCCTCAACGATCGCAAGACAGTACAAGGTAAGGTTCATAATATCCTTGGCGAAGAACATGATGATTATATGACCGATCAAGAGCGATATGAAAATATCGCCACTTGGGTTCTTGAAATCCTTGCTGACTTTGACAAAGAAAAGATCACCATTTTAATTGAAGACTATTCGTTCGGCTCAAAGGGAAAAGTATTTAATCTTGCCGAAAACTGTGGTTTGTTAAAGTACATGCTATACAAGAATGGATACAAGTTCTTTACAGTTCCTCCAACCGTTGTTAAGAAATATGCAACTGGGAAAGGAAATGCAACAAAAGAGAAAATGTACGAAGCGTTTGTAAACGATACTTTTGTTGATTTACATAGTATAATATCTCCTACGACTAAACTCGGTTCACCAACAACTGATATCGTCGACGCTTGGTATATTGCAAGATATATGATTGACAAGACTGAAAAAGAGAATGTATGACAAATTTTATTCATACTTGGAGAAAAGCAGTTCCAGATAATATCTGTGAAGATATTATAGGTATATTTGAAAATATTATCACGAAATATCCCGATGTAATTTCGCGCGGAAAATTGGAATATCCAAATACTAATATGCAACGCAAAGATGTTAGTATTGATTTAAACGATTTACCACCTAATATTTCTTCAAATTACCCAATTATAAATCAATTATGTGAAGTTGTCTACGAAAAAATTTATGAGTGTTATAGTGAATATAAAATTCACTATGGGCAACTTGCATATGGTTCTCATGAATATAGCACACTAAAGGTGCAAAGAACAATGCCATATGGCGGATTCCATACTTGGCATTATGAAAAACATGATACCATGGATGCTATTAGAAGAGAATTGGTCTGGACTATCTACTTAAACACAATGCCTCAGAATGAGGCTGAAACTGAATTTTTATATCAAGCAGTTAAATTGCAACCACAAAAAGGCATGGTTTGTATATTTCCTGCTGGAATGACGCATGTGCATAGAGGGTTGACGGTATATACGCAACCAAAATATATAATGACTGGATGGTTTTTAAGAAAACTTCGAGATAATGAAGGATAATTTATGACTAAAACATGTTTGGTGACTGGTGGTGCTGGATTCGTTGGATCGCATCTCTGTGACAGATTACTCAAGGATGGATATAAAGTAATCGCTGTTGATAATTATTATACAGGCTCAAAGCGAAACATTGAGCATCTGTTTGATAATCCAAATTTTTCTTTCTTTAATATGGACATTACATCGAAGTTGTTTACAAACAGTTTTGATACAATGAACATTGATTATATTTTTAATCTTGCCTGTCCTGCTTCTCCAATTCATTATCAACGAGAACCAATCTATACAATGATGACCAGCATTCTTGGTGCGAAGAATTGCTTGGATGTGGCGAAAGCAGTCAAAGCCAGAGTAGTGCAAGCATCGACTTCTGAAGTTTATGGCGACCCAGAAGTTCATCCACAACCAGAAAGTTATTATGGTAATGTGAGCACAACTGGTCCTCGTGCATGCTATGATGAGGGCAAGAGAGCAGCAGAAACCTTATTCTTTGATTACAAAAGAAAGTACGATCTAAATATTGGTGTGTTCCGTATTTTCAACACATACGGTCCGCGAATGGCAAAGAACGATGGTCGTGTCGTCAGCAACTTTATTGTAAATGCATTGGCTGACGGACCAATCGAAATTTATGGTGACGGAACACAAACAAGAAGTTTTCAATACATTGATGATCTGATTGAAGGGATTACAAGATTTGCATTTTCGGAAGAAACTGGTCCGATAAATCTTGGTAATCCAGGAGAGTTTACTATTGCTGAATTGGCGAGTATAATAAGAAAGAAAGTTGGAAAAGGTTATATTGTTAACAAACCACAGACAATTGACGACCCGAAGCAACGCAAGCCGATTATTGATTTAGCAAAAGACAAATTGGACTGGGAACCTAAAATTGCGTTGTCGGAGGGATTGGATAAAACAATCGAATACTTCAGGAGCAGATAATGAACCTAGACGACATCGACGGAGCATTATGGGGGATCGCTGGTGAAGATTTGGAAACCACAATCTATCGTTTCACTGACAAGAAAACACCAATCAACGAAGAATTGCAATGTTACAAGTATCATGTTCTTACATTCAAGCCAACTGGTGAACCAGAAACAATCGAGTTCATGAAGGCTCATATTGGTGATGTGAAGAGATTTATTGACAATCACGCCAAAGCAGGATACAATGGAGTGATGGTAAAAGAAGGGTGCATGCCCAAGAAAACAATCAAGGAAATTATCAAAGTGACTTTCCGCGATTGTAAGTTACCGCAAAATTGTTTGAAGCCGATACTAGCACAGGTGTAAGATGGAATTAGAAAGAGATACAGTTTTGGAAATGTTGCGTAAGAATATCATGAGTGTGACATTTACAAAGGTTGATGGAACAGAGCGTACAATGAAGTGCACTCTATTGCCAGAGTATGTTCCAGTTCCACAGGGACATGCAATGAAAGAATCAACTGCTCAAAACATCTCAGTGTGGGACATTGATGCAGCAGGGTGGCGATCATTTCGTTTACCTTTTGTAAAATCTTTCACTGTTGCATCATAAAATTATATAAATAATACACCAGCCGCCCCACCTCAACTCGGTGTAAGGTTTGTCGCATGGCGATGGCTGCTTTTGTAAAAGAGGAATCTAGGATGCAGGGCGCACTGTATCACGATAGATGAACCGAGTCTTTCTTTATGTTTCTCCAGCCAAAATCCCTTTACGGTCACAGATTTCTAGAATTATACGGCAACGAATGGGTTCTCATTCGTAAGTCCGATTCCTATTACTCAGCCAAGCGTCCAGGTCCATGGGGGCATATTCAGCAGGTGGACGGACTCAAAAATATTTTCATCCATTTAGCCGATGACCCCCATTTTTTAATACAACGGAAATAATTCCGATCTATATAAGTGCTCGCCTCAGGAGCACTCATGACCAAGTATAAATCTATTTTTATATCTGATGTACATTTGGGTTCTAGAGGATGTAAGGCTTTATTGCTAAAAGATTTTTTAAAAGATAATTCTTGCGAAAATCTCTTTTTGGTCGGCGATATTATTGATGGTTGGCGACTAAAACGAAAATTCTTTTGGTTACAAACACATACAGATGTCGTCCGTAAAATTCTTAAGATTGCTAAAGAAGGCACTCGAGTGGTTTATGTTGTGGGAAACCATGACGATGCTTTTAGGGATTTACTTCCTTACGATATTCGCTTTGGTAACATTGAATTGGTAAATCAATGTCGCTATAACGCAATTAACGGCAAAAGATATATGGTTATTCATGGTGATCTATTTGACGCTGCACTTGCTACAAAACTCTCTTGGCTCTACCATGTCGGTGACTGGTTTTATGATGTGTTACTCTCAATGAATCACCTTCTCAATAAACTCCGAAATAAATTCAATATGCCTTATTGGAGTTTGAGTGCATTCTTAAAAAATAAAACGAAAGAAGCAGTTGCATATATGTCAGACTTCGAAAATCTCATAACAGACTATGCAAAAAAATATAATTCACATGGTGTGATCTGTGGGCATATTCACAGAGCAACCATAAAAGAAATCAACGGTATTGAATATATGAATGATGGTGACTGGGTTGAATCTTGTACAGCATTAGTTGAGCATCATGATGGTACTTGGGAAATTGTGGATTATCTTCATAATTATCAGGATAATGTAATAGAAAAGTTTTAACAAAGAGGAAGAAATATGAAAAATCGAATATTAGCATCTTTAGCCAGTATTGCTTTCACAAGCATTCTACTCGCACCATTCGCACATGCGCAAGCAGGTCGTGATGGAATTATGATTGTTGGTTCATCAACAGTCTATCCATTCACTACAACTGTTGCTGAACAATTTGGTCGTCAAGGCAAGTTCAAGACACCAAAAGTGGAAAGCACTGGCACAGGTGGTGGTGTGAAATTATTTTGTAATGGTGTTGGTCCACAATTCCCAGATATGGTCAACGCATCACGCCGCATGAAGCCAGCAGAGTTTGCTGAGTGCCAACAAAAGGGTGTAAAAGAAATTGTTGAAGTTAAAATTGGTTACGATGGCTTGACGATTGCTGAGTCAAAGAAAGGAAAACTCAATGCGCTCACTCGCAAAGATGTTTATCTTGCACTCGCAAAGCAAGTACCAAATCCAGCAAACACGAGTGAGTTGATTCCAAATCCATACAAGACATGGAAAGATGTAAACCCATCTTTGCCAGCAGTCAAGATTGAAGTTCTTGGTCCACCACCAACTTCTGGAACACGCGACTCTTTTGTTGAGTTGTTCATGGAAGCAGGTTGTTCAACTTATCCTTGGATCAAAGGTGTCAAAGATTTGGATGAAAAGAGATTCAAAAGAATTTGTGATACAATCCGTGAAGACGGTGTATATGTTGAAGCAGGTGAGAACGATAATCTAATCGTTCAGAAGATTGAAGCAAAACCAGAGGCTCTCGGTATTTTTGGTTTCAGTTTTCTTGAAGAAAATGCTGATAAAATCAAAGGTTTGGCAATCGATGGAGTTGCCCCTACCTTCGAAACAATTGCTTCAACTAAATATGTGACATCTCGTCCATTGTTCGTTTATGTCAAGAAAGCGCACATTGGTACGATTCCTGGCATGAAAGAATTTATGGATGAGTATGTGAGTGACAAGGCAGCAGGTACGGAAGGATATCTTTCTGACCGTGGCTTGGTGCCATTGAGTAAATCTGAACTTGCAAAAACAAAGGCAGATGTGAAGTCACTCAAAAACTTTTCGCCGTAATTTCGCGGTATTGATAGGAGAAGGATATGCGTAAAGCAATTCTAGCATTTGTTATTTTGGGATCTATGATCGGCGGCACTTCATTTGCACAAAGTGCAGCAGATGTTCAAGCATCTGTTGACAACTTGTCTGATGTTCTTGCCAAAGATATTGCGACTCGCTGGAAGTGGAAGGGTGACTTTCGTTTTCGCAACGAAAACATCACTCAACAATACAATCCAGTAGATCGCAATCGTGATCGTATTCGTGTTCGTTTGAGTGCAACTGCTGCCGTAAATGACAACACCAAAGTTGAAGTTGGTTTCACAACTACAGAAAATGGTGATGCTCGTTCAGGCAATCAGACACTCGGTGACGCTAACTCGAAGAAAGCACTAGATCTCGATCTAGCATATGTTGAGTGGCAACCAAACGCACTTGCCAAGGTAACACTAGGTAAGATGAAGTACCCATGGGTGACAACAAGTTCTTATTTCTTTGATAAGGATGTCAACCCAGAAGGTGCAGCAGTTGCGCTAAACCACGCACCAACAGGCATCTTTGCAAATGTGTTCGCTACAGATCTAATCGAGCGCGCATCTGCAGTTGATACTCGCCTAGTTGGTTATCAAATCGGTATGAAGAATCGTTTGAATGATGACTCTAATATGACTGTTGCTGTTGGTTATTTCAACCACAAAGCAGTTAAGAATCAGACCGTCACTCAAGCAACAATCAATGGTGTATTCGGTAACACAACAAAGTCATCTGGTTGTGCTGCTGGTGCATCATGTCTTGCATACGATTATGATGTTGTAAATGCACTTGCTGAAGTAAACACAAAGGTTGCTGGTCTACCAGCCACACTTGTTGTTGATTGGGCAAAAAACGATAAGGCACCAAAATTCAAGAATGCTCTTGCATATGGTGTTACACTCGGCAAAGCATCCCTTCCTGGTTCTTGGGAAGTTGGATACCTTCACCAGAAGGTTGAGAAAGATGCATTGTTTGGACAGTGGGTTGATTCTGATTTCGGTGGTGGTAACACAGAATCACAGGGACATGCGTTCCGTGCTGCTTACCAAGTATCGAAAGGTTGGAAAGCCAATGCAACATATTTTGTCAACGAAACAAATATCAATGTTCCGTCGGCAGTTGCAATTGTGACTCCACCAGCAACATTAGCAACGATGAAGATGATTTCAAATCGTGGCTATAATCGCCTACAACTTGATCTAAATTATGCGTTCTAATCGGTAATCGATACCGAAAAGAAGATGGGGGGCTTTCGCCCCCCATTTTTATTAGTTCAGAGTCATTTCATTAAACATACGCGCAATTTCATCAGCGAGTTTAGATAAGTTTTCACAGTGCTCAATATAGCCATCAAACTCGCAGTAGAAATCAAACCAATCATCAAACTCGTCGTCAACGATAGCGATATACATTTCCATCAGCATCTCATAATTATCGCGACCGATCAGGCGAAAGATTTCACCGTTCACAGGGTTGGCGTAAGGTAGTTCAATGACATTATCCATAAAAAAATTACCCTAATGCGGTAACATTACCGCAACCGCGATTTTAGAGCATTTCGCTGGGGTACGCAACAGAAAAAAAGCCTTATAAATCAACAAGTTGCGTAAGTTATTGATTTTATTCAGTTTTTTCCTGTTGCTATTGCTAGTGGGATGCTGTAAACTCGTAGAGTTGAAAGGAAAGCCGCAAACCACGGCAAAGGAAGGAAGAAAAAAATGGCTAGTAAAATAGCGTTAGAAATTTTAAAAAACGCGAACTGGAAACCGAAAACGATAGGTGAATACACCTATATCACGGCAACCTATAAAGGCGACGAAGTCAGTATCAGGGAAGACAGTTACGACCTAGTTGTGAAGCGCAGGGGCAAAGTGGTGAAGTGCTACGATGTTGGTGGCACCGAAGAATTTGAAAGTCTGTTTGGGCTGTTTTGGTAACTTGTTGATTTTACAAGAATTATTCCTGTTGCGTTCTTATCTAAAATAAGAGAGAATAACAATATGAAAAACATGTTACACGCCCACTTTAAAACCGAGGCAGCGTACCGCGCCGCCACTATCACTTCAATTAACAGTTTAAAATACGACGCAGTTCGGTTGGGATTCGATTGGCCAACCGACCCCGACTACGATACAGCAACAACCCAAGAATTGTCCGCATTTCAGCGTGAGGTCTTAACCTATATCATGGACAATTGGGACAATTATTCTGGCGATTATTCTGAGGTGAAAATCTAATGCCGCGAGGTGTACCGAAATCTGGTTTCCGCATGACGCGCAAGCGCATGGCTGCTCAATTTGCGCCGAAAAGCGCACCGAGCATTCCTGTGCGCGTTGAGTCGCTGGAAGAAATTGAAACCAAACTTGCTGATCGGTTTGGTGCTCTTGAGGTCATGGCAGACGCCACTGGTCGCGGCATCAATCGTTCGTTGATCGTTTCTGGTCCTGCAGGACTCGGTAAGTCCTACACGGTTGAGCAGAAGATGGCGGAATTGGAAAAGAAGGGATTCCACACCACCTACATTAAAGGTTATGTGCGTCCGCTCTCGCTGTACAAACTGTTGTACAATTCTCGTTTTCACAATTCTATTCTTGTGTTCGACGACTCTGACTCGATCTTTCACGACGATGTGAGCATGAATTTGCTGAAGGGTGCGTGCGACTCGACTGATCGTCGTGTTCTGCATTGGTTGTCAAAGTCTCTAGATAATGAGACCGACGAAGATGGCGAGAGCGTGCCTGAGAAGTTTGAGTTTGAAGGTTCGATCATCTTCATCACCAACTACGATTTCGATAACATGATCGAGTCAGGTAGCAAACTTGCGCCGCACTTTGCTGCGTTGGTTTCCCGTTCGCACTATCTTGATCTTGCGATGAAGACGAAGATGGATTATCTTGTTCGCATCAAGCAGGTTGTGCGTGGTGGTATGCTGAAGTCTCGCGGATTCAACGAAGTTGAGACTGTGTTAATTCTTCAGTTTATTGAAAACAATATCGATCGTCTGCGTGAGTTGTCGTTGCGCATGGTCTGCAAGATTGCTGGTCTGTATAAAATGGACAAAGTGAATTGGCAGAAACTTGCGCGTCAAACTTGTTTTCGTGGAGTATAATTATGAGCAAGCGTACTACATTTTGGGCTGTTCGTGGTCCTCGTGGTTTGATTAGTAGCATTCACCCTTCTACTAACAAAGAGTGGTTGCGTGATTCTAGCGCGAGTTATGTTGCTGAATTGATAGGTTGTTGGGGTGAAATGTGGGTTCGTGGTATTGGTGGTCCGAAACGCGCATGGCGAATCCTAAACAAAAAAGGATTCAAGATTGTTAAAGTTAAATTTGTACAGGTTTGAAATTTAACTCTTGCTGGAGTAAGATAGAATCATGGCAAAGTATATTCCCAAGGTAATCCCCGAGCCGACTTGGGAGGCTCAAACGACCGTGTGCACACAGTTCGATCTTGTGCGCGCATTTCAATGGTATAACGACAATAAGACTGAGAAAGATGCGCGCAAGTATTTGCTTGAGTATCTTTCCAAGAACAACAAGATTAGCGCAGTCCAAAAACAAGCCGCGCAATATCTGAACGATTCTTGGAATATTGTCGACGGTTGGTTTGCACGACTGCTCATGCGCGGTGCAAAAGTCCCGCAGAACAACCTTGTTTCATTTCAAGAACGAATCGCAACATTCAAGTCTCGTCTAGATGCGATCGTTGCCGAGCGTGGGTTGAACACACCTGCAGTCGTCGAGACTAGCAATGTGATCTCAATTCAAGAGCGAGTGCAGAACAAGGTTGATTATTACATAATGGAACTGGAAGCCAAGTTCGATGAGATTTGGCATCGTAGTTCGAAAGAAGAATTCGTCGCCTACACTTGGATGATCGAAAACGAAGTGAAGCCGATGCATGCTTCGAAGATTGCAGAATATTTCAAGAAGCGCACAGCAGATTGGATTGCGATCATTGAGTCGAAAGATGATTATGTGAAGGAATCATATCCGCGCCCGAAGAAAGAAATGATTGAAGGTGCGAAGTTCTTTGGTGCGGTTGCAACCGATGCTGAGAAACTGGCTTCGAACAAGAATGCTGCTCGCAAGCCGCGAAAGAAGAAGGCAGTCTCGTTTGAGAAGAAGGTCAAGAGTCTGAAGTATAAGACCGAGGACACCGAGAACAAACTCGTTTCGATTAATCCTGTGAAGATCATGGGTGCTGAGAAACTCTGGGTGTATAATGTGAAGACGCGCAAACTCGGAGTCTATGTGGCTTCCGACAGTGCTGGTCTTTCGGTTAAGGGTTCGACAATCGAAAATTATAAATATTCGGAGTCGATCGCAAAGACTCTCCGAAAGCCAAAGGATGTCCTGTCGCGAGTCCTGGATGGCGGCAAGATTGTTTTGCGAAAGGTCATGAACGAAATTAATGCAAAGCCGCAAGAATTGAATGGTCGAATCAACAAGGATACAATTCTACTCCGAGTGGAATAAATGCTAAACATCACTAGTGCTCATTTGCGATCAGAAGATAAAGATATGATCCGCAAGTATGCTCGATTTGTTCTGGATCGCCTCGTTCGCAAAGGCATCCAGAATAAGTCTCGTGTCACCATCAAAGTGCTCAACAAAGAAGAAATGAAAACTGCTGCTGATCTTCTTGATCTGAAGACATACAAGGCATGGTGCACTTACGACGGTTCAGATGATTTTGGCAATAAGAAATTCACAATCGTTCTGAACGCACATACTGTAAACCGAAAAGCCAAGAAGTCACAGATTCGTCTCAAGAATCTTCTTATTGATTTGGGTCATGAATTGGTTCATGTGAAGCAATATCTTTTAAATGAAATGTTCGATTATACGAACGGTGATGTTCGTCACAAAGGAATTGTATTCAGTTCTGAGTATCAAGAAAACGAAGAATTGTATTACGATAGTCCGTGGGAAATTGAAGCCTATGGACGAGAGTTGGGTCTGTATAAGATCTTTTGTCATAAATTGAAAGAGGATGTGAAGAAGTAAAATGTCAAAGCGTTACACAGATCAGTCTCGTGATCGCGAAAATCGCAAGACTGAAGGACTGAAGCAACGACGACTCAAAGATGAAGCACGATGGCGGTTCCGTCCGAATCGTGACTACATGGAAGAAAGTCAAGAAGATGATCTTGATGACTTCGAAGACGATTATTCGATCGAAGACTACCGATAAAACCACCCACCGAGCGAGAGCCGTTTCGAGCCGTTTTCCGACCCGAGGAAGGGTTGGGGGAAGGGTAAAAACACGCCGCTCTCGGGGCTTCTCCCTCGGTCTCGTAAGTTGTTGATTCTATTAGAGTTTTCCCTGTTGTATTTTTCGGAGTTTGCTGTAGAATCTCGACTATGGAAACGAAATATACATTCGACGAAAATATCGTCTCTGATCTTTACAAGGACGCCTACGGACATCGTCCGAGCGAATTCTTCTGGGCTGATTGGAATGCCTGCAACGACGATGCCAAGCAGCGTCTGTGGGATGCGCTCGTGGATGCCGTGCGCGAATCTGTACGCGACGAAGAGGCGCGTCAGAAGAAAGCAATTGAAGACTTCGAGACTCGCGCGAGTTTCATCGAAAACGCGAAGGAAGGTTTCGGTCGCAAGCAATTCATCGAATATCTTCATGACTTCCACAAGACGCATGGTGATGTCGAGGCACTTGAGTTTGCGTTGGATGTTCCGTTTGGTTATATCAGTGGGAAGAATTGGGGTTGATATGATCAAGTTGAAATCTTCAAAATCTTTTCTTCTCGCTGCGCAAGATTATGCCGACGCTGTCGGTGATGATTATCTGTTCAAGAAAGTCTATGAGCAGAAACGCGAGAAGTATGGTGTCCGCGAAAGCACATGGGCGACTTTGTTCTTTCTCTACGGTGCAGTGATTGCTGATGACTTGGAGGTTCTCTAATGTTGTTCGAAAATTATGACTTTGACATGGCTCTCTATCAGTATGCCGATCATCTTGTTGCAACCTATAACAAGACAGGTTCAGAAGGTCAGTATCAAGTTTCGTTTGATCGTGGTCGCAAGTTTCTGAAGGTTGTCTCCAACTCTTGGGGTTCGCGGTCGGTGCATTCTTTTATTTGCATCAAAGAGCACGATGGCTGGAAGTATGGCGACATTCTGAAGGCAGCATCGTGGGCTCAACCTGCGAAGAATTTTGCTCGCGGTAATGTGCTGAACACCGAGTCGTACAAGAATCATCGTTGGGTGGGACTCTAATGCATTTGCCCTTTGAAATTCAAAGGGTTTTTGCAACTCCGATTTATATGTCGGAAGTAGACATCAGTGGAATAACTGATGGACATTTAGATGAAAATTTTCAGAAAATGACTCATGATACCACATCAGTTAGTGACAATGAGCAGATATTGAATGTACCGAAATTCGAATTTCTGCGGACGCAGATTGTTGAGCACATGAATCATTTGTACTATGATGTCTATGGATATAGCAAAGAAACATATCCTGCATTGAGTTCATCGTGGCTTCTTCTTTCTACTCCAAATGATATGTCTGGAATGCATACACACGGCAACTCAATATTCAGTGGTGTTGTCTATTTAAGAGTACCAAAAAATTCTGGCGGGATAAGATTTTCTCGCGGCAATAGTAATCTAACTGATATTATGGTTCCAAAGATCGAAAGGCAAAATGAGTTTAATTCTAAATTTTTCTCTATTGATGCCAGAGAAGGAATGATATTAATATTCCCTTCTTCAGTGCCGCATCAAGTTCTAAGAAATAGATCAAATGAAGATAGAGTATCGTTGTCTTTCAATTTTTTCTTAAAGGGTAAGTTTGTTGCTCCTGCTGCTTATTTGGAGATCACATAATGGCTATTGCAGTTCCGAAGATTGGTTCGCGAGTGCGCGTCACGACGATGTATCCGAACACCTATGCCTATCGTGGCAAGGATGACAATTATGTCACCAACACACGCGAAGGTTTGGTTGTGAAGTCCATCTTCAACGATCCATTCATGTTCGCAGTTGAGACTGGTGCACCTGATCATCCTGTATCGGAGTTCAACGCCAAGTCGCAACATGTTGTTCGGATTGAATACATCATCGGTGGTGCGAGTAAAGTCGCGACCGACACAAAGGCGTGGAAAGTTAAGAGCGAAGATGGCAAGCGAGTCTATCTTGTTCAGCGAGTGAATGGCAAGTTCAGTTGCTCGTGTAAGGGTTTCGAGTTTAGAAAAGATTGCAAGCATGTCGGTGCCGTGAGTAAAAAATGAGTGATTATCGACAAGCATTAGAGGCTGCTGGCGCGAATGTGCTAGTATTCGATTCTTTTGGTGACTGGCAAGGTTCATGGATTGCTTTGGTGGTCTATGAAGGTGCGCTCGGCTGGGTGCAAGGTTCATTTGGTTCTTGCGACCACTGCGATGCATTTCAATCAGAGTTCGGATGGGACTCTGACTTTGTGTGCGAAGATGTGCAAGATCGTCTTGCGCAATTCGGTCGCACATATCTGGATGATTTGATGACGACTGAAGAAATCTTGGGTCATTATGATCCGCATGCAGATTGGGATGATGATTCCGCATCTGCTGCTGCGTGGGTGCGACACACTGCTGAGAAATACAAGGTGGCGTCATGACCAATAAGATGCAACCGCTGGTTCGGAAAAAGAAATCGAAAGAGAAAACGGAACGGAAAAACAAATTTGATTCTTATGTTTATGTCGTGATCCAGTCAGACACGGATTACGATCGTGCATCTTACGAAAGAATCGACGGAATTTTCAAAGTCAAAGACGACGCCAACAAGTATTGCAAAAAACAAAATAAGAAATATGAAACTGATCGAGTTGGCTATTATGTCGAAAAGATAGGTGTGCGATGAACGAACGAATCAAGAAATTGCACGATCAAGCATTCGCTGAAACAACTGATTACTATGCAACCATGCAACGATTTAGTGAATTGATTGTCGGCGAATGTGGTGATGTTGCCTACAAAGCATTCTGGGACAATCCAGAATCAGTAAGAGGCATACACATCAAAGAACAGATCAAGAATCATTTTGGAGTGAAGTGATATGAGTGGAAGCGATAATGTCAATACAAGTCATTGATAATTTTCTTCCGCAAGAAGAATATGAGACATTGAGGCACAAGATGCTAGATTCCATTAATGTGGAAAATCATCTAGATGCGCTTCCATGGTATATTCATAATTCGAAGGTTGGACAAGATAATGATAATAATGTCTACAACTATCAATTCACTCATATGTTCTATGGTCAGTTTGATCAAACACAACCTTATGTTAGTGATCATGTAAGCGCGATATATCCATTTCATGATCGACTAAAGATTAAGGCACCGCTGCGCATTAAAGCAAACCTGACACCCATCACTCCATCTATTATTCTATATGGAATGCATACAGATGTTGAGGCTGCTTTTAAATTTAAGACAGCAGTGTATTATGTCAATACCAATAATGGATTTACATCATTTGAAAATGGGCAAAAGGTAGAATCTGTAGCAAACAGAATTTGTATTTTTGATGGCAACATCCAACATACGGGCAGTTCTTGTACAGATCAGAGATTTCGTTGTGTGATTAATTTTAACTTTGTAGAGGGAGAATAAAATGCCGAATTGGTGTAACAATGATGTGCTGTTAATTGCGCCGACAAAAGAACATATTGATCTTCTTGTTGCTGCATTGCAAACAGAAGATAAGAGCGAGAAGTTCTTTAATGTTCTTCGTCCTCGTCCAGAAAGCCACAAAGACCATTGGTATGAGTGGAATACAGAAAACTGGGGGACAAAGTGGGACGCAGAGCCGTATAGTTTCGAACGCATTGACGATGAGACATTGCAGTTGTCGTTTGATACTGCATGGGGTCCACCGATTGCGCTCTATGAATACCTGGAAGAAGAAGGTTGGTCAGTGCAGGCAAAGTATCATGAATGTGGAATGGCATTCGTGGGAATGTTCTCCGAAGGTATTGACTACTGTTGGGAATATGATTTCGAAGATGAAGAAAGCATCGACGCAATCCCCGAAGATCTGAACGAGTGGGCTGGTATCAGCGAAAGTTATAGCATGCATAAGGAAGAAAGCGAAGATGAAGACGGTATTGAATAAACCTTCTTGCTTTTCCGACAAGCAGTGGAAATTGTATCAGACTGAGATCGTTGCGATCAAGAATAGCAAAGTGCTTGACATCTGCTTCGATTGTACGATAGAATATCAGACTCAGATGCGAAAGGCGGGGAAATGTTCTCAGCCCATGAAGCGTCTAGACAAGGTGGTTGAGTATGCCTAACACTGCGGTGAAATGGACTGACTGGCTTTTGGTCGTTATGAACATTGGCTTGGGGTACTATTATCGTGGAACATTGTTGGGTGTTGTTCTTGTCTTATCTGCATTATTCTTATTGTGGTTGATTAGAGAAAATTTGTCATGAGTTATACTCTTGCGTTCTTGATTGACATTGGCTTTCTGATTATGAATGTCGTTTTGGCAATCATGAACCGTGGTGAATGGATTGGGTGGTTGTTCACTGCTCTTGTGCTTTGGCAAGTTGCAAGTATTGTTATGGCAATTAAAAGTGCATATGATGAGTGATTTGTACTATATAATCTGCTGAGATTTAATTTCCTAGAGTGTTTCGCGACTCCCTCGCATTTATGAGGTAGAACGAAGTGTTCCAAGGTGCCATTTGAATTCTCCCTCCGCACCGAAAACTGCGAACCTTTTTGTGTAAATTGCAAGTTGTTGATTTTACTAAAGTTTTTAGTGTTGTAATTTGCACCCTTGTGGGCTAGAATATGTCTATAAGGTTGATTGATAGAGCGTCCTCTGCGATTGCTCTTGCTCTTTAAAAAATATGATTTTTTGGGTAAGACTCTATTGCGCATATTCTTGCGCGGTGAGTCACGATATTCTGCGGGAGTTGGGGCAGGTATCAATTCGCCTTCATAGCACAACTGGTAGTGCAACTGATTTGTAATCAGTAGGTTGGGAGTTCGAGTCTCTCTGAAGGCACCATATTGAAGCACACTATCGTCCAGCGAGACTCGATGCGTCGGCTCAACGGTAGTCGGAAATGTTAGGCATGTCAATGACAAGGCACAGTTTCCATAGTGTGCTTCCATATGGTGATTTTTGGACCCATCGTCTAACGGTTAGGACATTACCCTTTCACGGTAAGAATAGGGATTCGAATTCCCTTGGGTTCACCAATTTTTGTTATGTTATTTTTGAGACCATAACTCAATGGTAGAGTAACTGGCTTTTAACCAGTAAGTTCTGGGTTCGAGTCCCAGTGGTCTCACCAATATTGAAAAGGTTTTTGCAGTAGTCTTCATACGACAATCCGCCAAAAAGAGCGAAGTGCTTGCGGTAGCAGGTGGCGGTCATTCGCAATAGTTTTATGAGGAGATTCCACGCTTGTGAAGTGAAAGACGGTGGGACTTTCGCCGCTGCAATTTTATTTGTTATGGGTTTATGGTGAAATGGCTATCATAACTGGGTAAGATCTTACCCAGTTGTTCTGAGTTCGAATCTCAGTGGACCCACCAATTTTTGGTCTGTTCGTATATCGGTGAGTACACGAGACTGTCACTTTCGTAGGACGGGTTCAATTCCCGTACAGACCGCCAATTTTTGCCGCAGTAGTTCAATTGGTAGAATCCTGGTCTCCAAAACCAGTTGTTGGGAGTTCGAGTCTCTCCTGCGGTGCCAGTTTTTTGGGGTAGTTTCCTATATATACCTATAGAGTGTTCTACTAGGAAACAAAATGCCAATATTTAAGACATTTAATTGTACGCATTGCGGTAAACTACAAGAAGATGTTCCTAATACAAAAGGATTATATTGTAGTGCAAAATGTCAACATGCGTATACCAGAAATGAAAGAATTAAATTGTGGAAGTCTGGTAAAATTGAAAAGTTACCAAGACACATCGTTAGAAAATGGCTGACCGAAGAGAAAGGATATTCATGCAGTGTTTGCAAAATATCAGAGTGGCGCGGAAAGCCATTGACTCTTTGGGTCGATCATATTGATGGTGATGCAACAAATAATCGACCAGAAAATTTCCAGTTGATTTGTCCGAATTGCGACAGTCAACAGCCAACATTTGGTGGAAAGAATTATGGCAAAGGCAGAAAGTCCAGAGGACTGAAGCCATATGGTTAATATTGGCGAGTAGTTCAGCGGCAGAACGCAGGACTGTTAATCCTGTTGTCGATGGTTCGATCCCATCCTCGCCAGCCAAATTGATGATGCGCGCATCATCCTGATAATGTGAGAGTTTGTCCGTATGGGTAACATTATTCGACACATGAGGTCTAACGGAATAAGTCATGCTGCGTGGGGGTGTGACTGAGAATAATCTAGTAGTGGCACAAGCCGCGAACGATAGCCCACGCCATTTTTGGGGGATTAGTGCTAATGGGAACACGCTGCGTTTGCATCGCAGAGTTGAGAGTTCGATTCTCTCATCCTCCACCAAATTTGTTATTCGTAAGCCATGGGCACGATCACGCCTGAGTAACTGCGCCGAAAGAAAACTTCAGTTCTAGACACCTGAAGGTGAGACGCAGCAAATAGTGCGAATAACAATCTAATATGCCCGAAGCCTCTGCAGCAATGTACGCTTCGGCTGTCTTGTCGTGCCATTGTTAGTGGCTAGTCTGACCCAGACGATAAAGAAATGCTGTGACAAGCATGGGTGGTTTGGCAACACCTCACTGTGGCAACGCAGATGAGTCAATGATGCCCAGAGAAATCTGCCGTCTAACCGAACGGTCGTTGGCAATACGATAATCTCCCTGTGTTGTGAAGTGGATGAAAAGTGACCACCAGCAGGGAGAAGCAACTTATTTCGCGCGATTAACTCAGTTGGTAGAGTGTCGCCTTTACACGGCGAATGTCGGCGGTTCGAACCCGTCATCGCGTACCATTTTATTGAGGTGTCGTCTAGTGGTAGGACAGCAGGTTTTGATCCTGCTTACCGTGGTTCGAATCCATGCACCTCAACCATCATCGGAGGAAATATGCAAACTGAAAAGTCTGAATTTGAAAAGGCGTTTGAGGAGTCCGTTGAGGAAATCAAACAGGAACAAAAAGACGCACAAAATGCACCGAAGCCAGTGAAGTACGATTCTTGGCAAATTGAAATGATGCATTGGGGTGCGCATCATTGATGAATAATGGACAGGTGGGAGAGTGGTTAAATCCAATTGACTGTAAATCAATCACCCCATGGGTTACGCTAGTTCGAATCTAGCCCTGTCCACCATTTCTTCGGGACAATGGCACAGTTGGTTAGCGCACAGTCCTGATAAGACTGAGGTCGATGGTTCGAGTCCATCTTGTCCCACCAATAGCAATGTAGCATAGCGGCTAATGCGCCTCCTTCATACGGAGTCTATCGTCAGTTCGAGTCTGACCATTGCTACCATTTTGTGACGGTGGCAGAAAAGTTATGCAAGAGTCTGCAAAACTCTTTTATGCTGGTGCGATTCCAGTCCGTCACTCCATTCTGCGGTCGTAGCACAATTGGATAGTGCAAGAGATTTCTAATCTCTCGGTTGGGGGTTCGAATCCCTCCGATCGCGCCATAAATAAGGAAGGTAAAGTGAACAGGGTTCACATCTGTTTGCTAAACAGAATGTTTCGTTTGGAATGTGGTTCGAGTCCACTGCCTTCCGCCATGGAGATTTATGAAAAAATATATTCATGTAAATCAGCATGTGATTCGCGCCAATAAGAAAAACGGCGAGAACAATCCAGTTCTAACAATCAAAGAAGGTCGAAAGAATACATATTGTCACAAGGTTCGAATTCTCGGACCAAGTGAGGTCATGTATTCGGGCAATGAGAAAACTTTATTGCCTTGTGGAGCCAGAGTTGCCGTAGTCACTGAGAGCGAGATTGAAATTTTAGAATGAAGCCTAAAGTTGCAATATTCTTAAACGAGCCAGCAGCATCTGAGTCCTGTGTCAATGGGATTATGCAAGCACTCCGAGGATATCGGTTCCAACTTTTCTCTCGAAAGACTTTTTGTAATGTAGACTTCAGTACGATTGATCTTGTCGCCTTTCCTGGAGGATATGGCGAAGCAGATCTATTCAATCGTCTTGTTAAACCAAATGCACAGATCATCACCAACTACATGAACAATGGTGGTCGGTTTCTTGGAATCTGTATGGGTGCATATTGGGCAGATAAAAAGTATTTCAATTTCCTAAAAGAAGCAAGAGCCGTTCAATACATCACTCGACCAAAGGCAGAGATTCGTCGGTCATATTCCACGATCGCCAATGTCCGTTGGGGTCGTGAATATCAAAGCATGTACTTCTACGATGGTACTGCATTTGTCGGTGATAAGTTTCGTACAGTTGCTCGATATGCAAACGGCGACCCGATGGCAATTCTACAAGGTAAGATTGGATTGATTGGTTGCCATCCAGAAAGCATGAAGCACTGGTACAAGAAACCATACATGCGAGAGTATTGGCATGAAGGTGTGCATCATGATTTACTTCGAGGATTTGTTGATAGATTAATGCGAAATTAATTTCGCCCCTGTAGTGTAACGGTCAGCACGCGAGGCTTATACTCTCGAATTCCACCAGATTAGTGGGTAGTCCAGGTTCGAATCCTGGCAGGGGAACCAGTTGGAGATAATAATGAAAATCGGAAAATATATTGATGGATTATATGGTATTGATTCTGATATTGATTTGGTAGAACTCAAACACAATTCTCATTTTATGTTTAATAACATAAAGGAGTTTTTTCAGAATTTCAAATCTAATTTTAATGATCAAGGTATAATCACTACTAAATTATATTCACAATACAATTTATTGTTATATCCATTTCCAATTCTTCACGATCTGTATTTTCAAATTTCCAATGCATTTCATCTTGCAATAGATGATTATTATGGTAGAAACATAAAAGATCGTTTTTTTATGCAATGTTGGTTGAATTACTATAAAAAAGGTGAATTTATAGATTGGCATGGGCATCAGCCAGAAAATTATTTGGCTTGGCATGGATTTCTTTGCGTAGATACTGAACCCGACTCATACACCAGTTATCATTGGCCAAAAGATCCAACAAGAAAAAATCTAACAATAGACATTCCAAGTAAAAATGGATTGATCGTTATGGGAATAAGTAACGGTGATATACATAAAAGTTCAGAGTGGCAATTTGAAGATCGTCCAAGAATAACGATTGCATTTGACATCGTTCCTGCAATTTCATTTGAAAAGCATTATGCGCAATTTAATGAGCCTAGATACTTAAATGCGATGCGAGACAATCAATATTTTGTAAACCATTGGATACCTATATGACGCCTAAAATTATTCTTGTTTGTGGATTACCTGGAACTGGTAAGACTCATCTTTCCATTTTGCTTAAACAAAAATTTGCAGCAGAAGCGATTGAATTGAATGGCGACATTCTTCGCCGAAGATTTAATGACTGGGATTTCTCCATTGATGGAAGAAAGCGACAATTACAGAGAATGATCGAAGGTGCGAGGGAAGCCACAGAAAACGGTTATCATGTGATTCTGGATTTTGTTTGCCCACTGAATGAATTTCGCGATCTAATTAAGCCAGATATTCTCATTTATTGCAATCGAACTCCTGTGAGAAATTTCGAAGATACAACTGCATTATTCGAGACACCGAACTGGTGCAACTATCAAACAGATGATTCTACAAATGTAGAAGAACTAGCGCAAGACATTTATCTTGATGTTAAAGATGGCGAGTTCAATCATTCTGCACCAACGGGATTGATGATTGGTCGATACCAACCATTTCATGGCGGTCATAAGGCACTCTTTGAAAAGGCTCTTGAGAAACATGGACAGGTCTGTATTGCAGTTCGTGATATGCCAAGAGACGAGAAGAATCCGTATGACGCTCAAACTGTTGCCACAAATATCCGTCGACAATTAATTGAGCATGCGGGTAAATTCTTGGTTGCAATTGTGCCAAATATTGTTGATGTTGTTTATGGTCGCGAGGTTGGTTGGACAGTTAGCAAGATTGATCTGCCGCCTGAGATCGAAGCAATTAGTGCGACCAAGATTCGCAGCGGAGAGATAGAAAATAAACTATAAATGCTTGCCTTGCAAACATAGATAGTGTAGAATAGAATACATCGGACAGTAGCACAGCCTGGTAGTGCATCTGCTTTGGGAGCAGAGGGTCGGAGGTTCGAATCCTCTCTGTCCGACCATTTTCTTGGAGATTGTTATGGCGAATCATGTAAACACCAGTGTTCGATTTGAGAAACTTAACGATGCTGGTCGCGCAAAGTTGCAAGAACTTTATTCGCGCATTCGCACTGGCGGTCAAACATATCAGTGGTTCAGTGACATCTTTGGTCTTGATAAAGAAGTGTCAGACACATATCAGTGGAATACTGAAAATGTTGGACCGAAATGGTGTTACTTCGAAGATCGCGGTGAAGATTATTTCAACACAATTTCCGCATGGTCATATCCTGAATATGGCTTGAGTTGGCTCTTTGATCAGATTGCCGAAGCCGACCCAGAATTCCTTGCTACTGTCTTTTACGAAGATGAAATGCCAAACTTTTTTGGTGTTTATCTCTTTAATAAAGACGGAATGATCGATGGCTGCGAATGGGACGAAGATGAAATTACAGAGATGATGGAAGAAGCAAACCCATCGCTGCGAGAACTAGATAAGGACGAACAGAGCGAAGTTTATTACGGCATCTGGAGTGACAACATTTGGGATGTTGTGCATGATAAACAAAGCCAAGTCTATAATGATATTATGGAGTATCTGAAAAACCAAAATTAATAATGCGATTGTGGTGGAATCGGTATACACAACAGACTTAAAATCTGTCGGCTTTAGCCTTGTCGGTTCGAGTCCGACCAGTCGCACCAAAATGCGGGATTAGTTTAATGGTAAAACTAGAGTTTTCCAAACTCTTGTCATCGGTTCGATTCCGTTATCCCGCTCCATTATTCGGAGAGTAAAATGTCATTGCTTGATCTAGTAAAAAAAGAAATAGCAGAAGAAAGATTAAACATGTGTAAGGCATGTGACGAGTATGCATTGGGAATTTGCAAAAAATGTGGTTGCGTTATGATTGCGAAAACCACTTTAAGATGGGCTGCATGTCCACTAGGTAAATGGTCTGCTGTGACTGACGATCAACCAAAAGCACCAGAATAATATGTTTTTCTTTACTCGAAAGAAACGATTAGTAGTTGACTGCTTCACTTATAATAAAGCAGCGTATGAAGTATTTAAAATTGATTACGCAAAAAAATTTATACCAGACTGGTGGAAAAAATTGCCAGTTGCATTACCAAGAGAAAACCATCCGACTGACATGACCCAAACAACTATGAAGGGTTGTCCTGGGTTTATAGACTATTATAGAACAGGGATTATCATTCCTCTTTGGACAGATGCATTAATTGAAGTTGGACCAATAGGATCAACATTTTTGAGAGTTGCGTTTGCAGATCAAACCACAGATGCTAAACAACATCCAGAAGAACAACGAGGGGATTTTTTACCTGATAAAGAATATTGTCAAATTAAGTTTGATTCACCATGGCTATTCAAAACAAAAGAGCAAATAAATTGGATTATGATGAAGCCCTTTTGGAATTATAAAAATCCAACTGAATTTATTGCCGCAACAGGGTGCTTAAACTTTCATTATCAGCATTCTACAAATATTAATATTTTCATTCCAAGAAAACCTCAAACGAATATTATAAATTTAACGGCTGGAATTCCAATGGCACATATAATTCCCCAAACCGATCGCAAAATAGAATTACGGCACCATCTACTTGATAAGTATCAATATGAAATAAAAGCCAATCAATCATATCGATTTGGTTTCATAAATTCATATAATAGATTTGTTGGGCTTAAAAAACAAATGCGGGATTGATGTAATGGTAGCCTGGGTCCTTGCCAAGGATCGCGCGCGAGTTCGATTCTCGCATCCCGCTCCAATTTTATGACACTAGATCAATTTAATAGCATATTCCCATTCATTGCCTGTAGTGCTCCAATTCTGAATATTCGAAAGGTACTGCAGGATAAGGAAGTCAAAGGCGTTCATTGGTTCAGCCTGATCACATACAGCGGACAGGTGTCTGGAATTTACTTTTTGTATACTCTAGAACAGTGGTGGTCAATGTTTGGGTCTGCATCATATTTTGTATTAAGTTTCACTTGGTACTGCATGATGATTTACTATAACTATATTCGGCAATCAGATGACAGCACAAAAGAAACTCACATTTGATGATCTTCAGCCGCATGTCGAAATGCTCTGCGATGCCGTCGAAAACAAAGGCGCATCTTCTAGTGGCGTTCCTCATGGCGCATACGAATGCGGTCAGATGTACCGCGACCTTTTAGCAAAAGCAAGAGACAAGAGTATCACATACAAAGAACTTTCTTTTGCATTATTCGAGTTGAAACTATATATGCTCAAGATTGCTGGATGTCAGCACTATAGGCTGAATGGTCTTGCTGATGCACTTGACATTTACATCAAGAAAGAGTATAATAAGTGACAAATTGAGGAAGGGTGGCAGAGCGGTTGAATGCATCAGTCTTGAAAACTGACGACTCTTTACGGGGTCCGTGAGTTCGAATCTCACCCCTTCCGCCAAATTAGGAGATTGTTATGATTGAGTTTCTTGCAGCAAATGTTGCTGGTATTATTGTAATGCTAATTTTGATTGGCAGTTGTATTGTTCCGTTGCTTTGGGATAAATTAAAAAAGTAAAGTTCACGCCCGTATGGTGGAATTGGTAGACACGATGGTCTTAGAAGCCATTGCCAAAAGCGTGGGAGTTCGAGTCTCTCTACGGGCACCAAATTATGAATATAAGAGAAAAACTTCTCTCTACAAAAATTAATACTGTGCAACTCGATCCATTTGGGTTCTGTAATGCCAAGTGTTGGTTTTGTCCTGTCAAGTATAAGCCACAACCAGAAATTGGTTTACAAGCAATGTCAGTTGAATTGCTTGAGAAAATTATTATCGATATCAGCAATGAGCGAAAAAAGAAAGATGGAGTTATCTCGCCATCAATGAATTTGATTACATCTGCTCATTATAATGAAATATTGCTCTATAAACATCTGAAAAAGTTTTTGCAGTTATTAAGAGAAAATCATTTCAAAACTCATATTTTAAGTAATGGTGTTTCTCTTACTAAAGAAAAAGTTGATTTAATTTGGACTTATAGAGATGTTGTGGAAGTTGTAGGGTTAAATATACCTGCTTTTGAGAAAGATGTATGGGCTAGTCGAAGTGGATTTTCACCAGAACAATTTGATCGACTGATGGATAATTTAAAGTATGCAGAAGAAAAGTTAGTTTCGAAAAAATTCAATATTCAGATTCATGTCAATGGTATTGATGAAGAGGTTTTTCGCGGATTTGCAGTTAAGGGTGATGGATTTGATGATTTACAGATGAACCTTGATGTAAATAATGGGGAACATAAAACTCAATTTTTAAAAGCAAAAGAACTTTTCCCAAAATGGAATATTAATAGAGCAACCCTATTTGATAGAGCAGGCAGTATTGATATTTTCAGCAATCAAGAATCTATTAAAGCAAAAGCGAATAATAATCCAGTAACTGGTTGCGATTTTTGGAGAGGAAATAGATCAACAGAATGGCTACATATAAACTCTGCTGGTCAAACATTTTTATGTTGTAATGATTACAATTTTGATTATGTGTTTGGGGATTTAAGTAAACAAAACTTGAGCGAAGTCTGGGGCAGTGACGATCATATTGATATGTTAAAACGAGCATATGGCGAGATTTGTACTAAATGTCTTTTTGCAACTTATAATTAAAATGAAAAAATTAAGTAATTATGGTCGAGTCATTGAAAAGCATTCTCCGTCAATTTGGTGGTTAATTCGTGCTCTTGAAATTATCACTTGTATTTCTATTATCAGTAATATCATTCATCATTGGTGATTTATGTTAAAATTTTATGCAATGAACAGCGAAGCCATAGAGCGGAATTCTTTAGTTCGCGCGTCTGAAGTATCATTTAATTGGGTTGACAAAATACGGGCATATCTAGATGGAAATTTTCCAATAAGTGAATACCCAAAATATCCGCCAAGAACAACTAAATGTCCAGCGATATTTTCAATTATGGGTACTGGTTGGATATTGAAATCATATATTGATTTTAGTATTAAAACAAATGGTGATGGATCATCCTTTATCGCAAGGTTTAGAGAGGATACAAGTAAATTTAATAATGTCAGAAATTTTGGCACTTATGTGAAGAATCACCCACCAGAACAATTGTTTGATTTTAAGCCAACAGGTATTCCAACTTTGAAGTCTGTATTAAAGATCCATAGTCCATGGATGGTAGATATTCCTGAAGGCTACTCACTATTGATGATGCCAGTTCCATATTCAGACGAAACAAGATTCACTGCAGCAACAGGGTTGTTGAAGGGAAAACAAGTTTTAAATATTCAGATGTATTGGCATTGTTTAAATAGCGAAGAACATATTCCTGCAGGAACTCCACTTAACCAAATGATCTTGGTTAAAGATGAAAAAATTGAGCACTCAATCGAATTAATGGAAAATGAATATAACATATGGGATGAGAATCAAGAAGTTCTCAGAAAAAAGAGAAGTGTGGTTATAGAGAAAGCAACTCCAAAACCAAATTTTGACATTCAGGTGTAATTATGGGATATAAAGTAGGAATCGTAGGAAAGGGTTTTGTCGGCGGTGCAATGCATGATAACTTCAAGGAATGCTTTGAGGTTGCTGTTTGGGATACTGTCGAGGAAAAGCGCACAATCAATTCTTTCGAAGGATTTGTAGATTGGTCGGATATTATTTTCGTTTGCGTTCCGACTCCGATGCTTGATAATGGAGCATGTGATACTTCAATTGTTGAGTCAGTCGTCGCGCATATTGCAAGACTCGATCGCCATAAACTCGTTGTGATCAAGTCAACGGTTCCTCCTGGAACAACCGAGCGATTGGCAAAAGAACACGGAATGCAGATTGCGTTCAATCCCGAGTTCTTGACCGAAGCCAATGCTCATAATGATTTCCGCAATCAGCCATTGATTGTGATCGGTGCAGACGATCAAGGAATCTCGACTGTATTGACTCTATTGTATTATGAGTTCAATAGCAAAGTCGATAACTCCGCACAAGTAATTGCTCGTACAACAAAGGAAGCAGAGTTGTTCAAGTATCTTGCAAACTGTTTCTTGGCAACGAAAGTTATCTTCGCAAATGAGTTCAAGATTCTTTGCGATAAGATCGATGTTGACTATGGTCGAATCGCAGAAGTTGCGATGCTGGATAAGCGACTCGGACACACCCACTGGCGTGCACCTGGACCAGATGGTCAATTGGGTTTCGGTGGAAGTTGTTTCCCGAAAGATACTTCTGCGCTTCTTGCATTTGCAGATGACATCGGAACCGCACTGTGGTTGCTGACAGAGGCGACTTATATCAACGATGATCTGCGAAACAAAGATTTATATGCCAAGTTTAGACCTGTAGAAAACGACGGTAAAAAAGTATTATCTTCATTGTTCGGCGAGACTGATAAATAAAACACTATGAGTTTAGTATTAGTTGTAGACAAAGGTGGAATGCCCAAAGACTGGTGTAACTTTGAGATCGCCGCATGTTACTATGCGCGCAACAAGGTTCTCTGGGAATTGGGTGAAAAAGTCAAGACCATGCTCGGTGGACATAATGAGCATGGTGAGCAGTCACGCATTGATATCTCAAGCATCATCGGCGTCAATGGTCCATTGCTTGGTGATAAGTTCTATAGCCAGCAAACAATTTTCGCTGATCGCATGACGCTGTATGCT